GCTTCGAAGCGCTACCTGAACCAGGTGTTCTACAAGTCGGACGCCTGGAGCTATATTCGCGACTTCGTCATCATCCGCGACAACGGATGCGACCTCGGAGACCCGGACCGCCCGTCCACGGGGCGTGTCCTGGTCCATCACATGAACCCGATCACAGTGAGACAGGTACTGGAGCGGGATCCCGCGATCCTGGACCCTGAGTACCTCATCACGGTGACCCACAGGACCCACAACGCCATCCACTACGGCGACGAGACGCAGCTCCTGCGTCTCCCGCCGGAGCGCCGGCCGAACGACACGATACCATGGAGGTGAGACAGTGCCTGTCCCGGACAACGTGAACCTGAACGAGTTGATCAAGACGGACCCGTCGGACTTCGTACTCCCGTCGGTGCAGCTGTACCTCGGGATCGATCCTATGTCCAAGGAGTACGAGGAGGTTCTGGGCTCCATCGTCAAGACCTGCTTCACCGAGGCGGCCCTGATCAACAAGGCGTTCTCGATCACCGGCTCCGAGAAGCTGATCGTCAACCGCTATCACCGCTGGAGCGACATCGGGTACCGCGAGGAGTACGAGGGGTTGATACGGAACTTCGTAAACCTCCGGTGCAGGCTCGAGTTCGACCCGCCGCAGACCGGTTTCACCACCACGGCCATCCAGAAGATGCTCGACCGGGTGACCGGCTACATGAACATGATACCGGAGCCGGAAGGACGGTACAAATGACCACGACAGACGTCCTCGAGCACCACGGCATCCTCGGTATGAAGTGGGGTGTCCGCCGTAAGCGCGGTGCGGACGGGCGAGTCATTAAGAACGGTGGCTCAGGAGGCAGTGCGCCCTCTGAGTCACCGAGCAGCCAGAACTCCCAGCGTCACTACGCACGCAGCAGCAAGCACGCGCACCTCACGAACGACCAGCTGAACGAGCGTATAAACCGGATCCAGCTCGAGAAGAGGTACTCGGAGCTCACCATGAGCCGCGGTGAGGCCACACGTCGTCGTCTCTACACCAAGTTCGAGGACGCGGCGGTCAAGGGCGTCACTAACATCCTGACGAAGGCTATCGAGGCCAAGATCGCCCAGACGATCGGTATGAAGCCGAAGGGCGCGAAGGGCGCCGCCAAGGAGATGGCGGGGGAGGCCAGGAAGTCGGTCATCACCAAGGAGTCGGTCGAGGAAGCCGGACGCAAGGCTTGGGACAGCAGACCCCACCCGCCTAAGGACCGCTCGGACATATTCCCCGACGTCGTCAACAACAAGCTCAAGCCCTCGGGAGATTCTGCACCTTCCGCGGGCAGCGGTAAGCCCCCTAAGCCCTCTGGCGGAGGTGGCAAGCCCCGCGCGGTCGACGGGGCCAAGCCCTACGGCAACGTGAACCGCGAACGACGCATCCCACGTATGGACAGCACCGGCAAGGAGGTCGTGCCATATTCTCCCAGCAGGAACCTTCCGTCGTCGATCACCCAGGCCCGACCCAGGGCTCAGTCTCCTAGCGGACCTCGTATGATCGGTAGCGATCGTCCGCCCACCGTCGACGCCGGCCAGGGTCGGGTGCGTCCTGTCCCGAAGGCCCCGTCGCCTTCTCTCGGTGCCGCACCGTCACGTCGGCAGGTCGGCTCCTCGGCCAACAGCCTGGGCGGCGGTGTCTGGCAGACCCGACCCGGTGCGTCCGGGAGAAAGAGTCCCGCCCCTCGCAAGGCTCCTGGTCCCGTTCTCGACCTCGGTGGGGGCGCAACCCAGTCACGTCCGGGTGTCCCCCTCGGAACACCGCCGACATCGATCCCGTCGTGGGCGAAGTCGGCGGACATCCGACGGAAGCCTGCCTCGGACCTCGGGAAGACCCGCGGTGTCTCCGAGGCTTCCAACTCGGTGCGTAAGAAGGTCGTCGGGATCCCGACGACGAGGCGGTTCCGGCGTTCGGCAGGCACGGCTCCGGCGAGCAAGCGCGACGGGTAGACCTGTATGCTCTCGAACACGGCAGTGCCGAGGTACTACGGGGCGTTCCGTGAGCGGGTGCTCGCCGGTGAGATCCCGGTCTGCCGTGAGGTCGAGATGGAGATGAACCGCCAGGACCGTCTCATACGGGACCAGCGTTTCTACTACGACGACGAGGCCATCAACGGGTTCGTCGCGTTCTGCGAGGCAGAGCTCACCCTCACGGACGGCTCTCCGCTCAAGCTGATGGACACGTTCAAGCTCTGGGCGGAGTCGCTCCTGTCGTGGTTCTACTTCGTCGAGCGCAGCGTGTTCGTCCCGGACCCCGACGGTTACGGCGGGCACTTCGAGACACGCAAGATCCGTAAGCGTCTCGTGAACAAGCAGTACCTGATCGTCGGTCGCGGCGGGGCCAAGTCCATGTACGCCGCCTGCATCCACGCATATTTTCTCGTGTGCGACCGGAGGACCACCCACCAGGTGGCCGTGGCTCCCACGATGCGGCAGGCGGAGGAGGTCATGACCCCTATCGCGACCGCGATCACCCGTGCACGCGGTCCGCTGTTCAAGTTCCTGACCCACGGGTCGCTTCAGAACACGACCGGCAACCGCATGGAGCGCAAGAAGCTCACGACGACCAAGAAGGGTATCGAGTCGTTCCTGACGAACTCCCTGCTCGAGGTCCGACCGATGTCCCGCGACAAGCTACAGGGTCTTCGCACGATGGTGAACACCGTCGACGAGTGGCTCTCGGGCGACCTTCGCGAGGACGTCATCGGCGCTCTCGAGCAGGGAGCCTCCAAGAACCCTGACTGGACCATCGTAGCCATATCCTCCGAGGGAACCGTCCGCAACTCGGTCGGTGACGACGTGAAGATGGAGCTGCTGAAGATCCTGAAGGGCGAGTGGGACAACCCGCACGTCTCGATCTGGTACTACAGGCTCGACGACGTCAAAGAGGTCGCCGACCCGACCCTCTGGGTCAAGGCCCAGCCCAACATCGGGCAGACCGTGACCTACGAGACGTACCAGCAGGACGTCGAGCGTGCGGAGAACAACCCCTCCCAGCGCAACGACATCCTAGCGAAGCGGTTCGGCATCCCGTCCGAGGGGTACACGTACTACTTCGCGTACGAGGAGACGCTCCCGCACCGTCCTCGTGAGTTCTGGGGGCTCCCCTGCGCCATGGGTCTCGACCTTTCTCAGGGAGACGACTTCACGGCGGCCACGTTCCTGTTCCCGAGACCCGACGGGACGTTCGGTGTGAAGACGCGGTGCTACATCACCGAGGTCACCATGAACAACCTGCCGGTCTCGCTCCGCATCAAGTTCGACGAGTTCCTCAAGGAGGGCACACTGATCGTGATGCCGGAGACGATCCTCGACATGATGCGTGTCTTCGACGACCTCGACGAACATATTATCCAGATGGACTACGACGTGCGTGCCATGGGGTACGACCCGTACAACGCCAAGGAGTTCGTGGAGCGCTGGGTAGCCGAGAACGGCGAGTACGGGGTCGAGAAGGTTATCCAGGGCGCACGGACGGAGACAGTTCCGCTCGGCGAGATCAAGATCCTGGCCCACGAGCGGAAGCTCCTCTTCGACCAGGCCATCATGCAGTTCTGCATGGGGAACACGTTCACTCTCGAGGACACGAACGGCAACCGCAAGCTGTACAAGAAACGCCGAGAGGCCAAGATCGACTCCGTGTCGGCGCTCATGGACGCCTTCGTGGCGTACAAGCGGAACACCGAGGCCTTCGAGTAGGAGATATTCATGGCGAGACTACGTGACCGGCTGTCCCACGCCTGGGACGTGTTCCGGTCGCCTGAGATCCGACAGCCCCCGGCCCAGGTGCTCCCGTCGACGTACCGTAGGCCCGACACCCTGTTCCACGGGTACGGAAGCGCTCGCGGTCTGATCGAGGTCCTGTATCACAGGATCGCGCTCGACGTCTCCATGACAGACATCAAGCACTGCATGGTCGACAAGAACGGTACCTTCTCCGCCGAGGTGATGGACCCGCTCAACGAGCGTCTCCGCGTCGAGGCGAACGAGGACCAGACCGGGCGTGAGCTCATCTACGACATCGTCTACACGATGCTCCAGGACGGAGTCGCGGCGGTAGTTCCTGTGGACACGGACGTGGACATCACCAAGTCCAGCACGTGGCGTATCGACTCTGTGAGAGTCGGGGCCGTCCGTGACTGGATGCCTGGGTTCGTGAGGGTCCAGCTCTACAACCCCGAAGCCGGACGCCGGGAGGACGTCGTCCTTCCCAAGCGTTCCGTGGCACTGGTGCAGAACCCGTTCTTCCAGGTGGCCAACCAGCCCAACGTGACGCTCAAGCGGCTCACGGAACGGCTTGAGACCATGGACGTGATCAGCACGGCCTCCCGGCACGGGAAACTCGACCTGATCCTCCAGCTGCCCTACGCGATCAAGAACTCCGCCCGGGCCGAGCAGGCAAAGGCGCGTGTCGAGAACATCCGCAAGCAGTTGGAGGGCTCCACGTACGGTATCAGCTACGTGGACGCGACCGAGCACATCACACAGCTCAACCGACCTGTCGAGAACACGATCATGGGGCAGGTCGAGTGGCTAACAGACCAGCTGTACAAGCAGTTGTCGATCTCTCCGTCCATCCTGGACGGGAGCGCCGACGAGCAGGTGCAGCAGAACTACTACCAGCGCACGGTGCGTCCGATCCTGGAGGCGATAGTCAACGAGCTGACACGAAAGTTCCTGACCAAGACCGCCAGGTCCATCGGTCACCGGGTGATGTACTTCCACGACCCGTTCATGGGCGTGACCCTTGACAAGATCAACGACATCGCCGACACGATGTCACGTAACGCGATCCTGACGCCTAACGAGATCCGAGGTCTGCTCGGGTTCCGGCCGGCCGACGACCCGAACGCGGACAAGCTTGTCAACCCCAACATCAACCCGTTGGCAGACCAGCCGACCGAACCTCAAAATGGAGAGGAAACCTATGAAGCCTGACTTCAGCGGTTACGCAACGGTGCCCAACGTGCGCTGCTCTGACGGGCGCACCATCCGCCCGGGCGCGTTCCGCGGTAACGACAAGGGAACGGTGCCGCTGGTCTGGCAGCACCGCCACAATGACCCGGGCAACGTGCTCGGCCACGCCGTCCTGGAGGACCGGGGCGACAAGGGCGTGTACTGCTACGGGTACCTGAACAGCACGGACACCGGGAAGCGTGCCGCGGAGCTGATCTCGCACGGCGACGTCACCGCACTGTCCATCTACGCCAACGAACCG